GCTCGGCCGGCAGTTGACGGACGAGCAATGGGCGTCCGTGCGTGAGGACCCGTCGGCGAACGCGAAGATTTCGAAGGAGTTCTTGAATCGCTTGGGTGTGCGTTTTGGCGACACAAGCATGGCACTGGCGGCGTACTTCGGCAGCGCAAAAGAGGTCGAAGACGCAAAGGCGAAAGCGGCCAAAGATGGCGGGGTGTGGACGCAGTACCTCTCGAAGGACACGCAGAGCGCCCTAAACGGTGCCTTGAAGCGGATGAAAGATTCCCGCGACACGCCGTTGCTGGACGAGAACGGGAACGCGATTTCTGCGTTTGACCCCCGCTACGCCACGAAGGCGTACGTCTCTCCAACGCAAGAGCAGGTGCGAAAACTGATCGAGCAGAACCCGCTTTCCGTGGACCCCGAGTGGAAAGAGGCCGCCATACAGCGCACGCTTGCGATGTTTGAAAGCGACAAACGGGACTTTGCCAATCGCCAGCAGACGGCCTTGGATCGCGTTTGCCAGATCGTCGAGCAAGGCGGGGAGCCGACGGAAGCCGACCTCGCTCAGCTTGACTACAAAAGCCAGCTTGCTTTCCGCAATTGGAAAAAGGCTCACGATGCGAACGACCCCACCGGTGACAGGGCGTATTTCGCGTACCTCGTGAAAAACCCCTCGGTCGTTCATGACATGACAAAGGAAGAGGTGCGCAACGCGACTCGCGCCATCCCGAAGGCCGGACGGCAGTTGATTCTGAAGGAATGGGAGGCCGGGCAGGTGGTGAAGCAGGGGCGCCTTTCCTCGCAGTTCGATGCGCAAAAAGGCGGCAATCCCATCGGCAAGACTTCGGCCACCATGGGGTTGGTGAGCCGCGTACTAAAGCGTGAAGAAAACTTTGCGAAGTTGGACGAAGATCAGCAGGCATTGATTGCGTCCGAAGTCATGCTCCAGGCGGCCGCCGACAACGCCATTTACGGAATCGACACGTCTGACACGGTCAAAGCGGAAGCTTACGTCCTTGATCTTTTGAAAAAGACCTACAACAAGGACACGCTTTTTGGCACCTACGCCGGCGACAAGAAGCCGATCGTCTCCTTCAAGTGGGGGGATTACGACAGCTGGACGAAGAACGTCGGAAAGAAGCTCGCCGAAAGATACTTCAACTGCGGGGAGGGTAACGCATCCCAAGGGCAAGCCATGGCCTCGCTTTTGCGCCTGATGGTTCGCAAAGAGCCCGGATTGGACTGCAGCGGAATCTTGTCGGCGCAGGAAAGGGCGGAGGCGCAGGACTTGATCCGCGCCGCGGTGCGCGCGGACATGGCAGCCAAGCCCGCATACGCACGGATGAGCCGAAGCGATTTCGACGCCGTCCTCGAAAAGAAAATCTCGAAATACATCAACAATGACGCCAAACTGCTGCGGGCGTATTTAGAGAACCGCATGGGGGAAAACTGACGATGGGAATTCTTGACGCAATCGGCTACACCGACGCGGCGGACGATGTTGATTTGAGCGCGCCCCTGCCACTTACACCCGAGCAAGCCTCCCAGAGCTATAAGGCCGCGGCTGACTTTGACGTGACGCCCGACGAGGTGACGCAGGGGATGCGTGATGAGCATCGAAAAAAGATGATGTTCGAAGGCGCCGGCGATGCCTTCAAAACGAAAATGGCCAACCCGACCTTTCGCGCGGCCGTGCAGGGCGACGAAAAATCACCGTCTGCGTTTGAAGAAATTGCGCTTTCCATTGCGCCCGCGGACAAGAGCAGTGGCGACTGGAGCGACATCGCCCGCCGCGGGTTTGCCCGTAGCGTCATGGGGGTCAGTCGATCCGTGATGGGGAGCGACGCCGTCGATCTTCGAGAGCAACTTGACGAACTTCGAAAGCCCAAAAACTACAAGGAATGGGAGCGGCGGCACGGGGTAATCGAAGAGCGTCTTCGCGACCTTGCGGCGCGGATCGTTCGTGAGCGGGCGGTCACCGAGGCTCTGCGCCCGAGTGACGCGCCTATGACGAAGATTGGGCAGGCGTGGAACGAAAAAGGAGCGCTGGCCGCCGTCGGGGAATTTCTGAGTCACCCGATTGATTCGACCACGGACCTGTTCAGCGAGGCATCCCTCCCGTTAGGGGCGACGATGGGGGCGGGCGTGGCGGCGGCCGGAGCCGCTGGCGTGGCGGCCTCCGTCCCTGCGGGTGCCGCGCTTGCCATCGCCGCACTCGCGGCGGGTGCCGTGGATGCGTCAATTTCGGCTCATGACGCGCTTTTCGACCAGATGGAGAAGGCCGGCGTAGACATGAAGGACGTCGACTCCGTAGCGGACTTTCTAATTCGCGATGCTAGATTCAATCGCACCTGGGGCAAAGCGCAAAACTATGGTACGGCGGTTGGTGCCGGTACGGCGGTGAGCCTTGGGCTTTCCCGCATCACGACGCCTGTGCGCTTGGGGGCGAAGGCGACCGAAGTCGTGCCGCCTGTGGCCAAAGCGTACGAGGCCATCAACGCAAACGCCTACCGTCACATGCTTCAGAATTTCGGAGCGCAAGTAGGCATCCAAGGGTCGGTCGGCGCGGGCGCCGAGGCGGTGGGTCAGATCGCCGCTGACGGCAAGGTGACGGACACCTTCTCGGTATTCCTCAATGGCGTAACCGACATGGTCACCGCGCCGATCGAGCTGGGCGTTTCCAGTTTTGCCGTGCGGCAGGGCGTTCGCGCGGAGAAGGCGAGAACGGAATTCAACGCCATGCAGTTGCAGAAAGCCGTCCAAGTGGCAAAGAACTCGCAGGCTTTCGAAAAGACGCCTGAGCTCTTCGACGAATTCGCCACCGCTGTGGGCGAGCAGAACCCCGGCATTGCGACCGTGGGCATTGATGTGGCTTCCCTGCACCAGGATGGCGAAGCCGGCGCGGCGGCAGTGGCGGCCATCAAGGAAATCCTCCCGTATAAAGCAAACGAAATTGATGAGGCCGTGAAGACCGGCTCTGTGGTTGAGCTTCCGTTGGCGCAATACATTCAGGCGGCAAAGGACGATCGCGTTACGGCGTCCGTTTCCAGGCACTCCGTCGTCGGTGACGACGCCTCCTTGGCGCAAGCCCAGAGAGCGGAAGCGGCGGTTGTGCAGGATCGTGATTACGGGATTGCCCGCCTCTCCAAAGGTCGGGCACCCGAGTTCAGGGCCTCTTTGCAAAAGGTAGCGCGGGAATACAAGGCGGCGCTTGACGCTTTGCCCGGCATGCAGAAGAAGGGTGGGGACGAGAAGGAGCGCCTCGCCCTGGTGGCCTTGACGATGAACCACGTCGCGAACATGGCCGCCGATGCCGGCATGCTGCCTGAGGAAGTGTGGCGCGACTTCGGTATCCGCCACGTGCTTTCGGGCGGCAACGACATCGTTCGCGCCGACGGTGGGTTGATCGCGGCGACGAACCGCGCGAAGGCTGCCTTTAACGACAAGGTCGAAGGCGACCTCGGGCAGATACCAACGGCTGACGAAGCCAGAGGGCGTGCGGTTGCCCGCGTGCCGCGTGAAGGCCTGCAGAGAAAACCGGACGAAACAAAGGTTGAGGTTATCGACATCGGTAATCCGCAACTGCGTTCGCCGTCGGAACTCCGCGAGGCAATCATAACGGCCTTGGCCGGTACGGTGGTGAAGATCAAGTCCACCGGGCAGGACATTCTTCTTTCCAAAAGTGGGTTGAAGCGCTCTGCTAAAAAACGCTCGGATGAGCACAGCAAGTTGTACAGCTCGCTGTTACGCGTGATTGAGCGGTCCGAGTATGACGGCACGGAGCCGAACGACGGGCTGAAGGGGCACACGGTCGACCAGGACGTTTACCATTCGGCCGTTCGCATGGGCGGCAAACTGTACTCCGTGCGCATCAAGGCGGACGTAGCCAGTGCAGGGGAGAAGGCGCTCCAGGCTTCCGGGGCGCAGGAAGTCAAATTCGACGGCCGATACGCCGACCACGCCGTGGCGGAGATCGACGTATCGGAGGTAAAAAATTACCCCGGACAGCTGCCGTCCGAAGGTTTATTCCCTGTCGGTGTCGACAGGGGGACAGCCCTTCCGGCTTCCACTTCCGGGGTTTCTGCCATAACTTTAGGTGTGATCCGTGGGAATGTCAAGCCGTCGAAGCTCGAAAACAACCTGCTGTCACAGGAAACCTTGGGGGCGTATTACCCTGATCACCGGACGATCGTGCGGTGGCAAGGGGCAAATCGCTCCACCTTGCTTCACGAAACGGGCCACTGGTATCTCTTCAGCCGCGCGAAGTTGGCGCAGGAGCTGCGGGCGCGGACCGATCTCACCGATGCGCAGAAAGAGTTCATCCTTTGGACCGAAAAAACGATTCAGTGGCTGGGGGGCAAAGACATCGAAAGCTTCCTCAACATGCCGATCGAAGACGCTCGTGCCATGCACGAAAAGTTCGCCCGAACCTACGAGCAATACCTGAAGGATGGACGGGCTCCGAACAGCGCCTTGACGCGCGTTTTCCGCCTTTTCAGCGGCTGGCTGAAAAACGTCGTCTACGGCATTCTAAAAGCCGTGCCGGGGTCGGCGGAAATGAAGCCTGACGTGCAGGAACTTTTTGACGCGCTGTTCGTTTCCTCTGAGCAGATTCGGGAAGCGCAATTGCGCCGCCATCTTTTCCTCGCCGTGGACAAGGTGAAGAGCGGCGACGTGGCGCAGTCTGAAGTGGACGACGCCTTGGTGCGGGCCATGAACGCCGCCTTTAAAAACGTTGATGACGCGGCGGAGGAAAAGTTCAATCGCCGCGGTGAAGCCGTCGTTGGGCGCCTTCGCCGCCTTCGCGACCGAGTTTTCAACGACCTCACGAAACAGGCGGAGGCGCTTCGCAAGCAATACACCGCCGAGGCAATCAATGAGCGCCTTGGAGAACGCCGCCTTGACGCAGAAAAATTCTTCGATACGGCGCAAACCCATTACGACAAACGCGGCGAGGAGCGCAAAGTCAAACCCAAGCTCCTCGCCAGAGGCCTTGCCAAAATGGGAATCGATGAGTGGCGCATTGAGGAGCTGAAAAAACGAGGGTGGGTGAGCCAGCGCGACGACGTTGGTGTTCTCCACCACCCCGAGCTGGTGGCGGAAACATTGGGGTTCTCCAGCGCTTCCGAGATGGTGTTCTCGCTCACCACCGATGTCTTCGACGGCAAGACGCGCGAGAAGTGGGCTGAGCCGATCGTTCAAGAGCGGATGCGAAACGAGCATCCTGAGCTGGCCGAGAAAGAAACCATCGCCGAATCGGCGGATGCCGCGGTTTTCAACCTGACGGCCTCCCAGATGGTGGCGCTCGAAATTCAGTTCTTGGAAGGGGCGAGGGGCAAGCCCGTGGAATTGGCGCTTTTCGACGCCGTTGCGAACGCGTCTTTGTCTGAAAAAATGATTTCGGACGTAAAGCCAAAGACGATGCGCACGGCGGCCACGCGCTTTGCCGAGCAGGCGCAAGACATGGTCAAGAAGGGCAACCTCTTAGACGCCGCGACCGCAAAGCGCCGCCAGCTCGTTCAGATGCGCATGGCTGACCTTGCGCAGGATTTCCTTGACCGCGCGGAGTCCTTCGTAAAGAAGATGCAGAAGGCGTACGCCCCTGGTAAGTCCGAAGCGAAGGGCATGCCGATCGAGTACTTTGAGCAGGTGCAGCGCGTGCTCTACACCCTGGGCCTTAACCGATCCGCCCCGGCGTACGACGGCATCCCGGACTACGACACATTTTTCGAGGCCGAGAAAAATTATTCGGCTTTGCCGGAGCGCCCTGCATTTGTGGGTACGAAGCCTTTTGCCGACATGACTGTGGCTCAGGCGCGTGAAGCCATGCAGTTTGTCGAAGACCTCATCCAAGCGGGAAAGGGCTACTACAAGATGCAGGTCGAATCGATCCGGCTCAACGCAAAGCAGCTGGACGATGCCGTCGCGGGTGAAATCGTGGATGGCTCCGTAGCCCGCGGCGTCAAGACAAAGCGCCTGAACGACGACGACCACACCCCGTGGATGAAACGGCAGATCGAAGGTCTGACGGGTTTCGTCTACGGCCACATTCGATTCCAGACGCTTTGGAGCATTTTCACCGGCAAGCGCGACAACACGTTCTCCCGCGCGCTTGGCGCGGCAATTGACGCCGCCCGCGACGCGGAAAACGACATGCAGTTCAAGGCGGCCACAAAGTTCGACGCCGCCATGCGGGAGCTTGAGTCCGCAATCACCGACGACAAGGTGACTTTTTACCCTGAACTCGGTGGGTCCTTTGACACGCGGCAAATCGTCGCCATGGCGCTCAACATCGGCAACGAGGAGAACTTCCAGCGCCTGCTTGACGGCTCCACGAAATACAACGATTTCCGTAACGAGAGCGACCTCAATCGCCTCTGGGCGAAGGAGGACGTGCTGTCGGCCATCGGTAAAGCCTTGAGCCGCAAGGAGCTCGAAGCGGTGCAGAAGGTGTGGGATGTTTGCGGGCAGTTCGGGCGTGATCTGCAAGCGCTTGAGGCGGACACCCGCAACCGCCGCATGCTGCTCGTCAAGCCCTCGGCCGTAACGATTTCGCTCGCAGACGGCGGAACCGTGACCCTCAAAGGCGGCTATTACCCGATCGAGTACGACGGTCGGCGTTCCGCGTTCGACCGCAAAGAAGAGGTTGGCGGCGGGGTACAGCCAACCCGCAAGAGCACGGCGCACACGATCAACCGCGCGGCCTCCGGCGGTGGCCGCCCCGTGACGCTTTCCATGGGGGCGGGTTACCGCGCGCTGAACGAGGCCATCCACGATATCGCGTGGCGTCGGGTGCTGATGGACGTGGAAAAACTTCTCAGAGCCAACACGGCGACGTCAAACGCCATCCTCAAATACCACGGGCGCGAGGCGTACGACGAGGCCAAGGGCTGGGTCAAAGACATGTGGGACAACGGTCGAAGCCTCAAGGTTGATGGCTTTCAAACCTTCATGCGCAAAAACGCGTCCATCGCAGGTCTGGGTTTGAACTTCGTAACGGCTCTGCTTCAGCCCCTGGGCTACACGCAGTCCATCGCTATGGTGGGCGGCAGGTGGTGCGCCGGTGCCATGGCGACGTACCTGCACAATCCGCGCAAAGCTTCGCGGTTCGTCATGGGCAAATCGAAGCTCATGCAATCCCGCATGCGGACGCGCTTCAAAGAGCTGCGCGAAGTGCAGGCTCTCTACGACGGCGGCGGCAAAAAGCTCAAAGACATGCTCATTCGCAAGTGCTTCGCGCCGATTGCGTTTAGCCAGGTGTATACCGTGGACGTCCCAACCTGGATGGCGGCATATGAAAAGGCCCTCGCTGAAGGCAAGCTTGACGGAGAGGCTGTGTCGATTGCCGATCGCGCCTTGGTGGAGTCGCAGGGCGGTGGCGATTTATCCGACTTGGCGCGACAGGAGCGATCGAGAAACGTGTTCAACGTGTTCTACGGGTTCTTCGGCACGATGCTGAATGCGACGGCGATCACGGCGAACACGACAAAGGGTGCCGAACGAGCCATGAAGCTGGCGCTGATTCTCGTTGTCCAGCCCGTTTTGGAATCTTTCCTTCGCGCGGGGTTGGATCAGACGACAAGCGACGACAACGAAGACTACGGGGAGCGTGTTCTCAGCCGCATCCCCAAAGACCTGGGGAGCTTTTATCTCGGATCGCTCATGGGGGTGCGTGAGTTTGTTCCCATGCTTGACGCGCTGTCGGGCTCAGCGCAGGGGTACTCCGGTCCAACCGGCATGCGCATGGTGAACGACGCCGTTCGTTTCACGTTGCAGGTACAACAGGGCGACTTCGACCGGGCGCTTCGTCGGGCGAGCGTCAACTTCATTCTCGGCGACTTGGCGGGGCTGCCCTCGACGGAAATCAACCGCCTATGGGACGCCGGCGAAGCCATGGCTGACGATGAGTGGGCGGACGCCGTGCTTTACGCTATTGCCGGCAAGAAAGGGAAGTGACGAATGTGGACTGACGGCGCCCCCAGAATTTCGTGCAAGATCGTTTTTCGGGGCCGCCAATGTCAGTTGAATCCACGGAGCGCCGCGTCCAGTTTGTGGGTGACGGCGCGACCGTTTCCTTTCCTTTCTCATTCAAAGTCTTCACGCCGACGGACGTGGCGGTTTTCGCCAGCGGGTCGGCGGGCGAAGAGAAGTTGACGTACGGCACGGACTTCACCGTGTCCCTCAACGATGATCAGGGCGAAAGCCCCGGCGGCACGGTGACGGTGAAAAACGCCGTCACCACTGGCGCCGTCCTCGCCATCACGTCTGAGGTGCCGTACGACCAACCCATGCACGTGACGCCGTACGGGGGCTTCAACCCCGAGACGCTCAACGACAACTCCGACCGCCAGTGCATTCAGATCCAGCAGCTATTGGAGAAAATCGGCCGCGCGATCACGACCGACCCAACCGACACGGTGACGCCCGCGGAGTTGAAACACAAGCTGCTCGACGCCGCAAACTCCGCTACCGTCGTCGCAAAAGGCTACGCAGAAGCGGCGGCGGCAAGCGCGGCAGACGCCAAGCAAAGCCGAGACGACATCCTCGACCACAAGCAGGGGATCGTCGACGCCGTGACCGCCGAAGGCGACAAGCAAAATCAGCGAATCATCACCGAGGGTGACACACAGATCGGACGCATCAAAGCGGAAACCGACAATACGCTGATCGCCAACGGCATGGGTTGCGCCGAAAGGTTTTGGACGCTCTCAGCGAATGTGCCCGCGGGCACCGACATCACCATCCCTTCGGGCGCCAAATACTTGGTGAATCGTCACCACCTTCGCGTCGCGTGGAACGGCCTTGTCCTTGCAATCGGGCAGAACTTCACGGAAGTCGGGGCGCAGGACACGTTCTCCTCCGCGTTCCGCCTGACGTTTGACGCCAAGGCAGGCGACGAGATTGACGTTTGGATTGGAGCCCTGGGCAAGGGCGATGTGGCTGAGGCACTGGCCTTGGCGGGCGAAGCGTCGGCGGCTGTGGCCGAGCTTTCTCGCAAGGTTGTTTACAAGGAAGAGGTTTAAGAAATGGCTGAAAGTCTCGTAAAGACTCAACTCTACTCACACGAAGGCAACGCCAATACGCCGCTTGCGCCCAAAACGCTGGCCGACGCGGTGGCGATGAACGACGTTAACGGCGGTGCGTCCACGGTCGAAGCTGAAATCGTCGCGCTCCGACAGGCGGTTGAGGCCGTCGTCGGCAAGGGTCAGCATTTCCGTGGCGTGGTCAACTCCACGAGCGGCCTGCCGACGGTTAACTACAAGGCGGGCTGGCTTTACTCCGTACAGGAAGCGGGCACCTACGCGGGCAATGTCTGCGAGGTCGGAGACCTCATCATCTGCATCAAAGACTATGCCTCGGGAAGCGCCGCAAACTCCGACTGGGCGGTGCTCCAGGCGAACTTGGACGGCGCTGTGACCGGTCCCGCCTCGAGCGTTGCGGCTCATGTCGTGGTGTTTGACGGTACGTCGGGCAAGCGGATTAAGGATTCGGGCTTCACGATTGCCGCAAGTGTGCCTGCGAATGCGAAGTTCACCGACACGACGTACAACGCCGCCACTGATTCCGCCGATGGTTTGCTGACTGCGGCGCTTCATAAGAAGCTGGTAGGCATCGAAGAAGGTGCCGACAAGACGGACGCGGACAACGTGAAGGCCGCAGGCGCGTTCATGACGGCCTCGAACACCGCAGACGACATTGCCGACGGCACGAAGAAAGTCGTCATGACCACGGCGGAGCGCACGAAGCTGAGCGGCATCGCCGCTGGTGCCGAGGTCAATCAGAACGCCTTTGCCAAAGTGAAGGTCGGCACGACGACTCTTACCGCGTCCGCAAAGCAGGACACGCTTGAGATCGAAGCGGGTGAAGGCGTGACCATTACGGCGTCGGGCAAGAAGGTAACGATCAAAGAGACGTATGTCGATTCGTGCGTTGTCACGTCTCTCGACAACGTGCCCGCGAACCTGCGCAACGGCGGCTTGGTGATTCTCAAGAGTTGACGCTATGGACTCGCTCTATGTGAAGACCAGCTCAGGGCTCGAACGCCTTGACCTCGGTTCGTCCGGGGGCGGCGCAGGTGTGAGCCGCAAGGTCTTTTCAAGCGCGTTGCGCGACGCTGATTTGGCGGCGGGCACGGCCTTTGGCGTGCCGACCTACACCGTCGGCTCGAACTCGTTGCAGGTTTTCCTTGACGGCCTTCTCTGTGTGAAAGGCCGCGAGTACACCGAGGCGTCAGCCACGACCGTGGCGTTTACCAGCGTCATCGATGCGGACACTCAGATCGTGGCCGTCGTGACCGAAGGCGGCACGGGTGCGGCGCGGGCCGTGCAGGTTGATGAGTCGCGTTCGAGCGCTATCACCGCTGGGGCCACGTACGCCGTACCGACGCACACATTCGGCGGCCGCCACCTGTCGGTCTTCCTCGACGGCTTGGCCGCCCTAGAGGGCGTGAACTTCGAAGATGCGGGCGCAACGAGCATCCGATTCCTATCCGCAATTCCACAGACGACGCAGATCGTCGTCGTTGTTGAGGGGTAACTATGGCTTTACCGATTCTCTTACAGAAACTTTTCCAAAATGGCGGGGCGGGCGACAAGCTCAACACTTCGATCCTGCCTGCGGCATCCACGACCGCTGTTGGCGCGGCTCGGATTGCTTCAAGCGCAGAGGCCACTGCTGGTACCGATGCGACGAAGATCATGACGCCTGCGCTGACGAAGCAGGCGATTGACAAGTTCGCGCCGGTGAAGACCGTGAACGGCGCGGGGCCGGACGAAAGTGGGGACATTCCTCTCGGACTGCATGCGGTCGCAACCTCTGGCAGCTACAACGATTTGTTGAACAAGCCCGCGATTCCTGCAAAAGATTATTGGATGCCCAATTACAGTTCTAGTATTCAAATTTCTAAAGGGGACTACACTCCGTCTGTAAACGGCTGGCTACGACTAACTAACATGAGTAACGGTGATTATTCGGGCGGCGAGGTTGTACACAAAAGGAGTGGCATCACAGTTATTAAGTTTTATCAAAACAGATACCCTGGCACAGCGGTTTTAATGTGCCCCGTAAAATCAGGTGAAACTTATACTGTTACTAATTCAGGTGACGTATATTTCCATAGGTTAAGGGGGTAATTATGTCTGAATTTTATTGGTATAAAGTTGTTGATTCCGAAACCCATGAAGTTTTAGTTGCGTTCGGGGACGATGTAGAGTGGTTCCGTTCTATGGGTTATACGCTTTATGGTGAGTTGGAACAAGCATATAATGGTAACTGGTATGAAGCGGGGTATGCCCCGAAAAATCCGCCTCTGCCCGAACTTGAAGCGTACAAAGAACAACGCAAGATCGAACTGAATGCGATCCACGAAGCCACCGAAAAACAAGCGCACGTTTTGAGTTCCCTCGGCTTTGAAATCGATGCAAATGACCGTGCCAATCGCGACGTGACTGGTTTGCTCGTTACAACGGCTGAAGATAAAACAGTAGTCTTTATGGATTACTCGAATCAGCCGCACGAAATCACGCGAGCCGATCTTGAGGTCATGCAACGGGAAATCATCGAAAACGCTCAATACCTATACACTCAAAAGTGGGGATTCCGAAGTCGAATAGACGAATGCTTAAATAGTGAAGAATTGAGCCTGCTCAATTTCCAATTCTTTAATAAGAGTTTCTACACTCAAGCGTGATTAGTCAACACAAAGCCCCTCGAAAGAAGGGTTATCTAGGTAGCCTCTCCAAGGGCATCAATCGTGCGTAAGCGTCAAGGTTCTTTTCTTGCGGATCATCGTCGAAAGGCGATAGCCACCAGACTTGAACGCGCGAAGCAAATGCACTTTGATGCTCTCCGGCAACTTCCTGCGGGTGTGCCTGTCACCGATGTCCGACGGAACGTCAAGCGTTGCAACGCAAGACGTAAACAGCCTGTGCGGCGGGAAACGACTCGCGAAGTCGCCATACGGGCGAAACAGCCAGTCATCAACGGGCGCTGGTATTGGCATATAGGTAGCGAGTGCGTAAGCAGCCGCCTCCCGATGGATCAGATAGGCAAGACTACAAAGGGGGGTGGGTCTGATGATCCGAAGCAACTCCGTGTCGTGAACCTGATAGCTTTCTCCGACCATGAACGTTTGGCGTGAGCCGTGGAGCTGGATGATGCGGACGCCTTGAGGAATCCAGTCTGAAGAGGTAGAGAACAGCTTGAAGCGAGGCGACAGGACAATGTCGTCCTCCATGATCAATCCCCATTCGCAATTGCTTTTGACGAGCTTCTCCCAACAGGCTACGTGCGACAAAAAGCACCCAATCTCATTTGGCCACAATGCCTTTGTGAAGACAAACTTCTCCGGGGCATCGTAGGGAGCCTCGAGTCGGGAGAGTTGCTCGGGGCTCAGTTTGCGCCCGTCTACAGCGGGTATGCGTTGGAAGGAGAGGCCTTGCGCTGAAAGTTGTTTTGAAACCGACTCAAGACGCTCTTTCGAGCGGTCGAGGTTAATTACCAAGCGGAGAATCTGGTTGGGGGGGGGGGGAACATTTTGAAACATTTTTACGGGGATGGAAAAATGGCTCACGGCTGATTTTCCCGTGAGCAAAAACGATAAGCGTAACTTTATCACGCCACCTTCGGGGCTGTCTTTTCAGATCGTCCCGAATCCACTTAAGACCGCAAGTGGCCGATGTGGATCATCGACCACCTTTTCTTCTGGCAATCCGGCCATTGCAAGTCGGCCTACGAGAGCGAAGTTGAGCGCTCTCAGCTGCCGCCGAGCTTGCGTTAGCCCGCACAAACGCGCCCTTAAAATCCTATCGGTGGGGAATCCGCCAGCTCTTCTTGTGGTAGGAAACGGTATTAAAATCAGATACGTTGCAAATACAGCCACAGGAGGACGGCATGAAAAACACAACACTTGTGTCTGCCGTCTACCGCGTGATTGTCAGCTTCCGCGGTAGACGGTTTAGCGTTTGCGTGCGCCGTTGCATCGTAAACGGAGAAGTCAACACCACCGCCGATGTTGAAGAGGTTGACCCCGCCGGTAAAGCGCAGGGCAGTTCCCTCAGCATCTCCATCGGTACCGAGCCCCTTGCGTGTCGGGACGAAAAAAGCGCAGGTGCATTAAAGCGCGTGCTTCGCGCCATTGCCTTGCACGCCGTTAAGGGGTTTTACTTTGACCGCCACATGGAGGGCGAACAGACAGCCCGGTGGGCTCAATCGGCGGACGAGCTGGCGCAGGTGATGCGCTAGCGTTTGGGGCGCGGTAGAGCCGCGCCCCTCAGCTCATTCTTCTTTGAGGCACTGCTTCGCATACCAAATTGCTTTCCAGCAATCTTTCACAGTGCATACGTCCTCGTGCGACAAAAAGCGCGCATCCTTCGCCTCGTCGAGCACCTTGTCGATTTTCTCAAGCATAGCGTGGATGGTTTCATCCGCGCGCACGCGTCCAAGTTCCTTCTGATCCATTTCAGTCCCCGTGTTTCTGCATGATGTCTTTGAGCTTTTCTAGGTCTTCCCGATCAACCCGATAGCCCAGGATGGTCGGAGTGCCTTTCTCCATTGCCTTTACAGCCTCACCGTAGAGCAGTTCGATGTCGAGCTTCCCCTCAGCGTCCACGACGCCCAAAGCTTGAAGCGCCGGCAGGTGCTGGGTCACCAGCTCCGGGGCGCGCCTTGCGATGAGGCCGCCGATGAACGCCGTGGCGAAGGGCGCTGCCCCGCCCGCCGCCGAAGCGGCAGGCAGAACAGCCGACGAGAAAAACTCCGCGATCACCGCAGGCAGATTCCCGATCGGCATCTTCATGGCTAGCTCCGCTGAACCTTGACGGTGCCGCTAATCGGCTGGGTAGCCGGTGCGGTGTCGGTCGCCGTCGGAGCCGTCCACGAGTTGTACCGCGGCATGACGGGCGGACAGATGACGGACTGCGGGACGATCGTCTGAGTGATGCCGTTCACCGTGTTCTGCAACGCGGCAATGGCCGCAGAGTTCTGACTGATGCCGCAGTTGCAGGCCTGCGCAACGGAGTCGATGCGACCGCCCAGTTCACTGCGCACGAGCTTCTCGCGCAGGTCGGCAATCTCAGCGTTCTTGGACACGTTGGTTTCAAGAACCGCGATGCGCTCACGATTCGCCGCGGCCTCCGCGGAGAGCGGGCGAATGAATCCCATCAGCTCGTCGCGAAGCACTTTATTTTCAGCGCGCGAAGCAACGTAGACTTCGGAATCCTTGTTGTCGGAATACTTTTCCGCGCGAAGGTTGGCGTTCTCGGCCATCAGGGCATTCAGCTGGTTGCAGTTGCCGCCACCAAGAATGCCGCCGAGAATACCGCCGTTCCCGTTGTTTGCGGAACCGAGGAAACCGAGGGAGCCCAGTACGAGGGCGGGGATGCCTACGCCGTTGGCGAGGCCTTTTGTGGCAAATTCACCCATAGCAAACTCCTTTTGCTATGGAACTCGAGGTTCTCTGGATTGTGCGCTCGCTTGGCGCTGATAGGTGGACTCAGGGGCCCTTGTGACTGCGACCACGGTCTTGCACCGTGGGCATTTGATGACGATTGTCCCGGACGAACCCGGGGCGAAGTCGAAGAGACGGCGCCCGCAACGCGGGCAGTTTGCTTTTTCCATCACACTTCCTCCCCAATGGGCGGAAGAAAAGGTAAACCGCCTAGGGTTCGTCATTCGTCAAAGCGTCCGCCCAGGCCTGCATGACCTTTCGTCTTTCCTCCAGCATGTCGCTACGAAAATACGCGCTCGTAACCTTGTTTCCCCAATGATGGCCGAGCGCTTTTTCCGCCACGGCGTCCGGCACACCCGTATCCGCACACCAATCACGGAAGGTGGATCGGATGCCGTGGACCGTCACCTTCGGCTCACCCTCCGGGCGCTGGCAGATGTCGCGGAACGCATCGAGCAGAGTCGACGCAACGACAGCGCCGCGCGTCACGCGGCTGGGGAACAGAAGTCGGTCGGGATCCGCGCCGTCGCCCACTGCCTCCAGCGCCAGCGAGGACAAGGGCTTGCGAAGCGCCGCCGACTCGCGAGTCTTGATGTGCTCCGGGGGCACGAGCCACGTGTCGTCCTTGATTTCTTTCCCGAGGGCGAGCCGCGCTTCGCTGACGCGGCAGGCGTTTGCGATGGTGAAGAGCAGGATACGCGCAGAGGGGCTTTGCCGCTCGCGCAGACTCGCCACCGCTGCGCGGAGTTCCTCCATCGTGGGGGCTTCCCGATGCTTCGTCGTGTGCGCCTTCGCCACAGGCGGCAGAAACAGCGCAAGATTCCCGCGCCACGTGGCGGGGTTGTGAGTGACGAAACCGCGCGTGATCGCCCAGTTGAAAACCGCTTCGAGCTTTTGCTGAAGGTCGGCGGCGGTCTCAGTCTTCATCATCCATAGCGGCTTGACCACGGCGAGCACGTCGTCGCGCCCGATGGACGCAAGCGGCATGTCCCCCAGCACAGGCATGGCGAACCGCTCGATCTGTGACGTCCAAACGGATCGCGTCGTGGCTTCATTTTTCCACTGGCGGATGAGCGCGATGTCGTCGAGGGCTTTGTGGCAGACGTCGCCGAAAGTCATTTCGTCCGGGCGCTTCGGTTGCTCCGTTGTCAGGACTTCGGCCGCTTTGAATTTCGCTTCTTTGATCCCCATCTGATCAGCGCGGCCAAGCGAGCGCTCGATGCGCTTGCCGCCCACGGTGCCGCGAAATATGTAGTACGATGAGCCCCCACGCGTATATAGGTAGAGGTTGTCCGAGACCTTTTTCTTTTCCATTCTGCTCTCCGTTGAGGGGGTGGTGTTCCCCAAAGTGTTCCCCGATTTCCCCGCGAGTTTACCGTAAATCACGGTGGTTCGTCGAGAGCGGAGTAGAGTTGATCAGAGATAACAAGAGGATAAAAGTCTTTTTAAAACAACGCACAACTAGCGTAACGGCGTATCAGCTGGCTCTGGCGTAGGGGAAACACTTATTTCTAATTTGGAAATCTCAGTTCCTGAAATTGCAGGGCTTCGCGCGGGTTGTTCCCCTGATTGTTCCCCGAAAAAAATCTGTTCCCCAAAAAGAAAACCCCGCGTTTGCGGGGGCTTTGTGTGGTACGAAAAAGCCGCCCGGAGGCGGCTCAAAAAAGAATTAGAGGTTAAGAATTCGGCTCCAAGGGCAGTGTCATTTGACCGCCAAATCGGTCGACAATCTTTTGTTCGTACTCTTCCCTGGTTTGAGATGATTCGGCCATCTCCAAAACTCTGCCAAGCTGGAAACGAAGCGCCTTGGTGCCGATGTCGCTCAGGAACTGGAACAACTTCTTGTTTGTGCCGGTATCGTGACTGTGTTTTTGTTCTCGTAAGAGCTTCAAAATTCTCCCGTTGCTTTTTGCCAACGGCGTGTATACATGAGCGATTGTGAGAGACTTGAACTTCCATGGCCAGCCGCGCTCAGGCATAGGAATGTCATACAGTCGCGTCCATTCCTGATACAACTCTATTGGGAATTCGCTTTCGTATCGTTTTGCCTCCTCTTGAACAAAGCGTCGGAAAGCGATCAGGAATTGTTCTTTGGTAGAGTCAAGTCCAACAACCTTGTAAATAAGTTCCTGAATGCCTAGCTTTGCGCAAGCTCCAGTGATAATCGTTGCGGCTCGAATGAGGTGTTGTTGGTTTTTTGTGAGCTTCCCATCCTCGTTGGCCTTGATGATCGCTCTGCAAACGTCTATAAGGATCGTCACGTCGTAGCCGTAGACCTCAACTTCGGGGCCATTGAGGGAGCTCTGAAATACAAGGGGTTTTTGAACTTTTTTAGAAAGTTCCGGCCCAGCATAAGCGCTTATTGTTTTCCCGCTCATGAACCGAATAAAAGCGGTTCCGCCGCCCCCCATCAACCCCAACGCTACTGCCACTCCTCTCTGGCTTATGACGGCGGTTCGATTATCGTCGTTCAGGACGTAGCAATCGACATCAACCCCCAAGTCCTTCTGAAGGTTTCCGAAATACAGCGCTTTCAGATGCCGATATTGAGCTGCTTTTCTAGCGATTTCGCTTCTATCTTTCGGAGTCAGAGATTTTGCTCTTGCCTTTCCTCCTTTTGATTGTTTTGTGTCTTGCATATAGATACCACATGAATTAAATACATGTGCAAATTCTAGCAAGCATTCGAGAAAATATCTTGCTTGCTAAAAAATTGCCCAATATAAGCGCAAAGCCCGAGTGTTCCAGACTTGAAGAGAGTGCGAAAAAGCCGCCCGGGGGAGACCCAAAAAGAAAGAGCCCCTGACATGGTCAGGAGCCCTTTCAGTGTTCGTTTCGAAGGGACGATGAGTTATGCAGAAGAAACAGAAACGTTCAGCTGGCGGTTCAAAGCATAAAGGGCTCGGGCAATAGTGTCAATTTTGGTCGCATGATGCAGATCGGTTATGCGATTGACCTCTTGTCGAGAAACGCCCAATTTTTTGGCTAGGTCGACGGGGCGTGTCTTTGTTTCGACCATAGCATTTAAGAGCAGGACTTTAGCGATGACGGAAGGAGGCAATTCTACGATTAGGTCTTCTGGGGAAGCGCTGGATGGGTTAGGGAACGGACGCTGCTCTTCGATGTAAAAATCGATGGCTGTAATAAGTGCGTCCAGCGCGTTAGCTTTAAGTTCCTCCATGGTGGCTGCTTCGGTCAAAGCTTCAGGGACATCCTTGAAGGAAGCAATAAATCCGCCATCGCCGTTCGGCTCAACTTGCGCGGGAAAGCGGAAAGCAGACGACACGGCAAATTTTCCTTTTCTTTTTCCGCTGATGATATCGAGGGGGAGCCACCCCCCTCGGTTCATCAAACGAACTTGTTAACTAGGTAACCCAAGTTGTCTTTTGATCTTCTTTGCGAACGCGTCGGAGATCTCTTGGCTTGGGTGCCGCGGGCAAGTGGCTTGCTTGCCTTTGTAGTAGAGCTTGAGGTGGCGGGTGCCGTTCTCAATCCTTACCCCTGCGGCCCTTAGTTCGTCGATGAAGGTTTTATGCTTCATAGGCATCTCCTTCAAAACGAACACTGCAACTGTACACATATTTGTGCACGTTGTCAACAAAAATGATTGCAAAAGTCTCGCTGGGGCGGCTTGGTGATTAGTTCAGAAGGAAGGCCGCCGCCTGCGCAGTACCCTACGCTTGCACACATCACAGACGGCGGCCGAAGGGGTTACGGGTGGGGAGGCTCTGGCAACTCTGCCCAGGCCGTGACACACCAGCCCTTATCAGTGCCATCCCAGTCGAGCAACAAAAAGCGGCCAGCATCTTTGTCGAAAAAGTCAACATCGATCCGCGGACGCTCGATGGTGTCGCCGTAGTCATGCGCTGTGATCAAGTAGCGCCCGTCATCAGGAGGCAGTTCCTCCGGATACTTATGCCATACGGTTTTCGTCTCGCTCATGCCTCACTCCCTGTTTCCGCTTTCTGATAGGGGGCTGGAAGTTCTGCCCACGCAATGACCGTGAACTCTCGTTCGTAGCCCCAAAAATCACCCCGGCCATAGGCCATCCTTACGTAAGGCTTTTTGTTATCGCCAAAGACCGGAACCGCCGTCACGAGGTAGAGCTGCCAAAATTCAGTCTTGGGTAGTGGGACATCCGGATAGGGGTGCCAAGTCGTCATGTCGTGTCCTCCAGTAAAGCCCCGCGGATGCGAGACTTCCTTCAGTGATTGAATCGTCTTTCCCAGGTGAATGAGGCAGGCGTAAAGCGCCGGCTTGTCGCCGTGGTCGCAGGCGAGCACGATTTCCGTCACGAGGGGGTGGCGAAAAGAGAAAAGGAGGGATGAGAAATTGTCGGGGCGCCGAACGATCTGCGCCTTGCACTCTTCGGCGGAGAAGGTTGCCGCCATGCGGCGAAGATACCACTCGGCCTTTTGAAGGTCTTCCTTCTCACTCCCCTTGTAGGGCGCTCGAAGCAGGTACTTGACGGCATTGCCCAAGCAGAAGCTCAAAAGCTCAGTCAGCTCGATCACCTCATGCTCATAGTGCTCGGCGTAGTGCTGGGGGTGATTCACCATGTCGCTCATTTCACGGCCTCCGCGAGGGCGTCGTGCTTTTGGGCGCACCGCTCAAAACCGTCTCCGCATCTTGAAGCAGCTTCAGCCATTCGGCTGACCAACTTTTCGAGTTCGGCAACTCTGGCTCCAAGAGCTTCGACGGAATTTCCCGCTCCGGCATCGGCACCTGCGTGGCGCAGCCTGGCAAGCAGGCGATCACGCTCAGCGCGCAGACCGTTGTACTCATCTTGCGCAAGAAGAATTGTGTTCGTTGCATTTGCAAGTCCTTTGTTTCGTTCGGCCTGTATCTTCTCGATGGCTCTCGCCTGCTCGGCCTGCATCTGCGCAATCCGCCGACCGTAGTGGCTGTTGTCCACATAGCCCACCACGATGCCGGTCAGGACACAGCTGCCGACCAATACGATCGTGCTCCAGTTCATGCCTGGCCTCGGAAAAACGCTTCTTCGCGAGCACGGCGCCTCACCAGACCTTCGAGCACCTTGCCATTGCAGAATCGCCATTTGTGGAACTCGTTCGCGGCGAGGTCTTCATGGCCGGCGTTGAGGTGCTTTAAAAGTGTGGAGATTCTCAGCCTGGCGGCACCGAGATTGAAACAAAAATCCAGGAGGGCGATGAACTGCCCGCGGGTGACGGGCACGGTGACATAGCGTCGCATCTGCAGTTTGAATTTCTCCAAGTCCTCCGTCAGCAGGCGATCGGCCTCCTGCTTGGTGACGCGTTCGCCCAGGCGCACGCCGCCTGTGTGCCCGTAGCCAATGGTTGGCACGCCCGCAGGGCAGAGATACGCCTCAAGTTTGAGACCCTCGAATTCTTTCACGAGCGGTGCCGCGAGCACGGCTTCCCACTGGGAAAACTCACGCTTCTGGTTTGTCGTCATTTACAGTATCCCCTTTGAGCTTTCGGAAAAAGAGCGCGCGCAAAATATCAAAGACGCGGGAGCCGATGTTCCCGACGACCGCCGATGTGCACGCGGCAAAGCTTTCCGGTTGGTTCAAATCCATCACCACCCAAAAGGCCATGAGGCCGAGGAAGGCGCTGATGAGCATGTCTGAAAAAAACGTGAGGGGGCTGAACGGCTTGCAAAGCATGTTGCTCTCCTTCCATCTTGCGAATGCGCCGAGCAGAGCCGCGGCGGCGGCAATGATTGGCATCCAAGAATCCGGCGTTTTGTAAGGCATTGGTGTCTCACTGATCATTCAATGCAACAAATTGTCGCCCGTTCGCCGCCCCCTTACTCGTCAACATTTGTATTACAATCGCGGCAGAGCGCCTGAGCGCCTTTGAGCACCTGAGCGCACCGCCGCAAATTGCGCGGCCTTCATCCCTTCGACCACTTGGTCGATGACATCACGAAACCAGAAGCTATTTCGTCCAATTGCGATCGGCGGTGGGAGCTTTCCTTTCTTCACCCACACGCAAAGGGTCGCTTCTGAAATCCCGAAGAGGTCCTTCACCTCTTTTCTCGTCATTGTTCCTTCGATCATTTTTGGGTTTTCCCTAAGGTGAATTTGTGGTCAAAGTTTTCTTTCGATTCCCTGCCGTCCCGCTTTCTTTGCCCAGCGATTAAAGGCAAGGCGGCAATCGTTTCGCCCGTGCAAAAACCAGCCCGCCGCCATGAGGATGACGTGCAGGCGCTCGTCAAGTTCGAGAAGCCGCAAATACGGACGGTGGTCGCGGAACTTCTGAGGAAGCTGACCCCACACCTGCGCGGCGATAACGCCGGCATCCAGACCGGCGTTCCGTCGGGAGCAATAAAACGTCGTGCGGCCTGCAAAGGCCACACTGATCTGCGTGCCACGGGACTGGGCCCAGGCGCGGATCACCTTACAGGCGTACGAATACGGCCTGCCGTATTCGTCCCCCAGCATGCCGGCGAGCATGCTGATGGGCGCCCAGCTTTCGGCCGCCGCGTCAAGGCGAGCGAACATGGCGACCGTCTTGGGTTGTGGTCCGCCTTTTCTGCTCATTTCATTTTCTCCGAGCGGCAGCGTTCAAAAAAAGTAATCCGGTTGACGAGCACCATCTTGGTGATGGCGGTTTGCAGGCGGAGCTGCGCCCTTGCCGTCTCAACTTCTTTTTCGATCTTCGCTTGCAGTTGCGCGTCCCTGGCATCGCAAATGTCACGGTCCATATAGTCGCGAATCTGCGGCCTGCCATCGAGGTCGTACAGGCGCCAGTGCGAATCCGTAGGCCGCCCCGCACACGCAGGGTGTGCAAACTGCGGGTTGACGTAGAGGACGTACTGGCGAAGTTTCTCGCCATCGACAAGATCGAAGGGGCGCATTTCCCGCCCGTACTCGTCCACAAGCTTGTGGCCTATGACATAGGATTTTGTGACCTTGTTTTTAGATGAAAAGAAATAGCCGATCCGTTCGTCGTAGTCGATCAGGTAGCCGTCTAAGTTTTCCAATCGATAATCTTTAGCCATATCACGCCTCCGACGCTTTGAATCCGAGGCGCGTGCGCCATCGGCGAATTTTCTCGAGCTTCACATCCAGCCAGTGAGTGCGCTTGTGCACGTCCTCGGGCAGGTCGTGCAGATCCTCGGTGCACAGGAAAAGTTCCGAGACGCGCACCGGATCGGCATCGATGCATGCGTTGATGACTTCGCCGGCAACTTCCAAGCCCGCACGAATGGCGTCGAGCTCGTCGGCTTTGCACGTGTAGCTTCCCGTCTCAACCGTGCGATCGGAGTACCGCTTGAAGGCTTCCTGCATGGCGACCCACTCGGCGCCGTACTCGCCGGCGATGTACTCGCCGTCAACTCCGTAGCCGCGATACAGGCAAAAAGTCGCAAGCAGGATCGTCGAGCCGAGATTGAGCACGTCCGGACGCTCGAACTCGCCGCGGTGCAGTCGCAACTCGACGGCCAGCTGCACGTCGCGGTACATGCCCTTAATTTCCTCGGCCGTCTGCAAGGACATCCTCGGCGGCTTTTCCGCATAGCGCGTCGGGTCGTAGCGCTTGTTGCGCACTTTCCTTTTCTTTGGCTGGGATCCTTCTTTTCTACTCATTTCATCTTCTCCAAAAGAAAGTCAAGCGCGTTCTTTTTTTCGCGCAGGGCGCTCACCACGGATTGGTCCACGGTGTTCCGCGCCAGAAGCCGATGGATGAACACCGACCGCGGGTGGCCTGCCTGCGCTTGCCGCGTCGGGCCAATGCGCTCGCACATTTGCGAGTACTGCTCAAAGTTGTAGCCAAGGCTGTAGAAAACGAGGATGTTTCCGCCGTCCTGCAGGTTGAGCCCGTGGCCGCACGAAGCGGGGTGGGCGACGAGGATGGGGATTTTTCCGTCGTTCCAATCGCGGATCGTCTGCGGGTCCTTGTCAAGTGCGCGGGCTCCGGGGAAGGCGTCGAGGATCATCTTCGCCTCGAACTTGAACTGGTTCGCCACAAGGATCGGGGCGCCGGCGGCTTCTTCCACCACGGAGCGCAGGGCATCGAGCTTGGCCGTGTGGATGGGCTCAGCCGTGCCGTCCTCAAGGTAGAGCGCGCCACCGGTGATCTGCAAAAGCTTGCCCAGCTTCGCCACAGCGTTTACGGCCTCCACTTCACCCGCCGACAGCGTGGCGATGAATTCGCGCTCCATGCGTCGGTAGGTCTGCATGGCGGGAGCCGGCAAATCCACGGCGATGTCGTTCACGATCGGCTCGCTTATGTCGAAGAAATCCTCCGCCCTCACCGTCACGGTGACCGGCGCAAGCCTCTCGGTCACGGCGTCCGTCGCCCCCGCCTGCGGGAGCCACTTGACCATGTACGCTTCGCCGCCCGTGCGAACGGGATAAAAGAAGCTCTGCTGGTAGGCGCTCATGGTTCTTCCCAGGGCCTCGCCCTTGTCAAGAAACCACGCCTGCCCCCAAAGGTCCAAAAGACCGTTTGCGGTGGGGGTCCCCGTCAGTTCGATGAAGCGCTCCGACTTGAAGGCCACCGAGGCCAAGGCCTTGGCTCTCTGCGTTCCCGAGCGAAGTCGGAACCCCTTGAGCCGGGTGGATTCGTCGCAGACGATGACGCCAAAGGGCCAATCCTCCAGCTCCTCGACCAGCCACGGGAGCGACTCGTAGTTCGTGCAGTAAAGGTCGGCCTGGGTTTGAAGTGCCCTGCGTCGACGCGCAAGGGTGCCGGTGACGACGGAAACCCGCATGGCCTCCAAGTGCTTCCACTTCTTCACCTCATCGGGCCACGTGCTTTGCGCCACACGAAGCGGCGCGACAACGAGCGCGGGCTTTGGCGAGAGCATGTCTTGCAGATACTTGATCGCCGTCAAAGTGGAGACCGTTTTTCCGGTTCCCATACCCGCCCACACGTTGCACCGATCGTGGGCGAGGACGTGGTTGATGATGAGCCTCTGATAAGGGCGTGGTTCAAAAACGTTCATCGCCACCTCCCACGGCCGTTTCAACGTGCGCCATTGAACACCTCCAAAAGCTCCTGAACCCCTTCCACGGAATCGGTCACAAAGACGGCGCACCCGGCGTTGCACATCCGCTTCATCTCGCGCATCTGATGCTCTTGCGGTTTCTTCCCGGGTGCCTTCACCTCGATCCACAGGTGCCGCCCATTGAGCATGATGAAGAGGTCGGGAGCGCCGTTGTGCCCAACCCACTGGCACTTGCGGACCTCGCCGCCCATGGATTTCACGAGCGCTTTGATGCCCGCAACCACTTTTCCTTCAGGCGTCATTTCAGCTTCCTCAATTGGCTCATCCTCTCGTTCAAAAAGGCGAGGTTCCTCAATGTCGAGCTTCGGAATCGCCACAGCCCAAGTCCCCCCCCCTTCGCCTCGCAGACCAACGACGACGTCGTCGCCCGCGTCGCTCCATTGCAGCTCGCACGACTTCTGAAGGCGCCGGTTGAAGTCGGGAAAGGCCATCGCAAGGGCCTTTCCACGAAACCGAGATCGAATCGAAAACGTTGATTTCATTTTCTGTACCTGTAAGCTGTGAATCCCGCCGCCGCCAGTGGCAAATCGTCCGCCCAAAGGGGGCCCGCCTCCATGGCGTGCTCCAAGGCGAAGGCGTCGTGCGCCTCATCGTCCGGCGCTTCCGTCAAAATCTCATCGTGAACCGTGAGAATCGGGTCGAAGCCGGCCGATTCCACGTAGAAAAGGGCGTTGGTCAGCACGTCGCAGGCAACCGCTTGCGTGGCGTTTTCCGTGATCTTGCCCGCATAGGTTTTCAGGCGCATCCATCGGCGGCTGACCTGGTGAACGCCCATATAACTGAACGTGCACCCTTCCTCGTCAAAGCGTGCGCCGGGGTAGCAAAGGTATCGCCCGCTGGGCAGCTTCATCATGAGCCAACCTTTCGAGACCCACACGCGCACCTTGCCGCCGGCGGCTGCCGCGCCGCGCATTCCGCCGAACGCGTTTGCAACCGCGTCGTCGAAGGCCGCCCAAAGCTTCACGATGTTCGGGTTGGCGCGCCGCCAAAGACGCTTCACGCTGTCGCAAGCGACCCACACCGTGCGGCTCATGCCGTCAGGAACCTTCCCGGCCTGCGCCGCCCACTCGAAACCTTTCTCGGCCTGCTCGTGAATGCCCGCGGGGATGGTGGGAAGCACCGCCTCGGCCATTTCCTTGAGGTCGATGCCGTAGCCCCTGGCGAACGTCACGAACGCCCCCACGCCGCCGCCGTAGCCCATGGCGAGCTCCAGCACCTTGCCCATTTGTCGCTGCGCCTTCGTCACCTTCTCAACATCGACGTTGAAGGCCTTCGCGTAGGTCAGCTTGTAAAGGTCGTGTCCGACATGGATCGGTTCGCCCTTGTCGTTGAGCTTTATCTCATGGCGTCGGATGTAGCGCTCCTCGGGAGGGATGCAACTGCCGTCACGCGCGATCAGCGTGTCGTACTCGCGAAAGGCGCTGAGCTTCCACTGCTCACCGGCAAGCCACGCAAGCACGCGGCCCTCGATATTCGAGTAGTCCGCGACGGCCATACGCTTGCCTTTCGGCACGATGATCGTTCCGCGAAGACAGCTTGCGGCAACGGCGCCAACGTCGGGGTAAATCAAGTCAGCCGCGCCGCTTTTGAGGTCCGCAATGGCTTCTTCGATTGCCCCGTTGCTCATCGTGGGGCGGGGAAGATTTTGGGGCTGAAAAAGCCGCCCTGCGAATCTCCCCGTTCTGCCGGCACCGCGAAACTGAAGGCATCCGCGAAGGCGCCCGTCGGCGCCCACCGCATTGAGCAGCGCTTGGAACTTCTTCGTGCTCGAACGGGCGGACCCGAGACGAATGCGCAGCAGTTCGCGCATGGGCTCCGGCAAGTCTTCGTTCTCGCACAGGCGCTCGAGCTCACCTTTGCGCATGTTTGCCAGCTCCACGCCCCACGTCTCTTTGATGAAATTGATCGTGGCTTTCGTGCGCGTTGTTGAGTCAAGCTCACCCTGCGTCAGCTCCGCGGTGCGCCCGCGGCGGCGCTGTTGCTCCGCCTCCGTCGCTGCGACGGCGGCTTGGGCAAGCTCCACGTCCATCAGCATCCCGCGGCGGTTGATGCGCGCATCCAGGAGCATCAGCTCCCGGTCGCCGTTGCAGTTGACTTTCGGCAATCGCCGGTAGAGTTCGCGCTCGGCTTCAACGTCAAGTCGGCAGTAGTTGACGAACTTTTCCCAATCCTCGGGGTGGTCGTCCTTCGTGAAGGGCTTGCCCTCATTGTCGGGGCGCGGGACGCAAAAAAGACGGATCAGGCGCGCGCCGTCTCGGTCCTTGGCCTTGTCTTCGCCAAGCTTGAAGACGACGCTCAGGTCAGCCAGCGAACCGGGAAGCCCGTGCTGAAAAGCGATCAGCATCGTGTCTTCGATGCGCTCGAGCGGCAGCGCGCACTCGGGCATCGTCTTCTCGATGAAAACCGTGTCGAAATTGGCGCCGTTGTGCCACACGTGGCGCGCTTCGGGATCGCGCCGCACCGTCTCAATGGCGGCCTTCAAATCCTCGGGCATCGGCTCGTGCCCGACCTGCCACACCTTGGCAGGCGCGTCATCGATGGCGAACCCCCAGAGCAGAATGCGGGCGCCGTCGCCTGCGGCGTACGCGTGGGTGCCACAGGAAATCGGCACCGGGCTGAACGTCTCAAGGTCGCAAAATAAAAACATCGTTCCTCCTATTTGGGCGGACGATCCGAAGAGCGCCAGCCCCCACCGCCTTACATGCCGCCGAAGGGGTCGTCTTCTTCTTCTACCGGCACCTCAGGCGTTTCGATCACGTCGAACGCGTTCTTGATCTGCCCCGCCGTAGCGCCGCCGGAAAGCGGCGTGCCGTCGGCGACGAACTGGACGCCTTCAAGGTAGGTGGTCACGCCACCGCCGTTCTTGTCGTAGAAGTAGACCGTGACAAGCATCTTGATTTGGCAGCCGGCATAGGGCTTTCCTGCCGTCGAAGGAATCATCTGCTTCTTCTGATCGATGACGATGGGCGCGCCCTTGTCTTCCTTGCGCTTGGAGCTGATCGAAAAAGCGCCGTCGTCAAGCTCGCGCAACGGCCAGGACTGACGGGAGCCCTTGAACTTTCTCAGCAGAGCTTCCACCTTGTCGGCGCCGGCGGTTTCTTCGATCACCTGATGGGCGGCCTTGAGAAAGCGCTCCTTGGCCTCATCCGTGAGGATGACGCCGCAAGACCACTGCTTGACGCCGTTGTATTCCTCGGGAACGAAGAGCTTGGGGAAGGTGCAAACACCTTCGAGCATTACCTGCTTGTATCGAGCCATTTTTTTTCTCCTAAAAAATTACTGTTCGATGACTTCAAATTGATCCTTGACGTTCATCGCCAAGGCTTCTCGTTTGTCGGACTCCGGCGCGACGGTGGGCTTACCTTCCGCCTGCGTCATGAGCGCTGTGATTTGCGCCCACTGGCGCGGACCGATGAGCCCTTTTTCGTGCGCGGCTTCGGCTTTTGCCGGGCTGATGAGCGTCTTCGTGTAAAGGACGTCTCGTCGGATCCGCATTGCGCAAATGCGCTCCTCGGCGTTGGCCGCCCATTTGCGATTTCCCCGACGCCCGGCGACAAGCTTGAAACCCGCGATGCGTTCGCCTTGGGTAAGGCGAGCCAGAGCCATAGCGCGGACGGAAGAGCACCAAGATTCGATGGAATCGAGCCACGGCAGGGCGCGGGCAAGCTGTTCGTTCGTCGCCGGCAGTTCGAGCTTTTTCGGCGGCTCTTCGACGATGTCGAAATGCGCAAGCGTCAGCTCCCGCGTCTTGGCTTGCAGGGCGGGACAAATCGCCTTGGCCTTGCAGAAACGGCACTGGGTTTCACCCGGCACGAGGTTGTCAAGAGCCTCGGGCTTGTCGATGAGAGACATTGCGAGCTCAGCGGCCGCCGTGATCTCCTTGCCGAATGCCTTGAGGCTGGATATATCCCACTCGAAAACCTTTTCAACTCGGCTGATGCGAGGTTGAAAGATCACCAGGCGCACGGCGCGGATATCGAGTTGGTTCTCGAACTCCTGCAAAGCCGCAAGGGCGTAGATCGAGAGCTGGAGGTTGCGCTCGGCCTCAACCTCAACCCCCATGCCGTACTTGAAATCAGCGATGGTGAGCACGCCGTCCGCGGTGATGGCGAGAAAGTCCGCCGTGCCGACGTCACCCTCGTGCCGCGTGACCGCCGACGTGTCCAGGCGGCGTTCTGCCGCCCAGAAAAACAGGTGGTTTCGGTTGATGCGCTTTGCGAGCATCCGAGCCCAACCCAATGCGCAAGAGCGCATCGTTTCGTCTCCCGTCAGCTCTGCGGGTTCACCACGAAACACCGATTCGACGGCGCGCTGCGCCTGCTCATGCGCCGCGGTTCCTTCCTCGGCGTAGGCCGAAGTGTCGTCCGTCGGCGGCATCTTCTCGATGAGGGCGACGGCGCCGGGGCACTTCGTCCAGCAGTGCGCGGACGAGGGGGACAAAAGGGAGTGGGCCATGACTACACCCCCACCTGTTTGAGCGCGGCGTCCCACGCATCGAAGTCCGGCCACTCAGCCACCGACTTCACGGCAACCAAGCGCTGAGAAATCACCGTGCTCCGAAGCGTCGGGAATTTCTCGGGGTCCTGCATCGCCACGCGAACGCGGGCGACGAGGGCGCTTAACTCCGAAGCCTGCGGACGGTCGCCTCGTTCGTTTGCGCTCTCCGTCGGCGTAGCGGCAGGAGCCTGCGGCGCGGGCGCCGGGCTATCTTCGACCTGCGCCGGGGCGGCAACCCCCGTGTCGGGGGTTTTGGCCGGCGTTTCGGTGGCGGATTCAAGTGCCGCCACAACCTCTTCCATGGCGCGGATGGCGTTTCTGAATGCATCCGCCACGTGCGGCGGAAAAGTTAGCTTTTGTTCCATTTTCGTTCCTCACTTCTCCTATCGATCGCCTCGTTCAAAACGGGAGACAACTCGGATGCAATCCGCGCGTTTTCAGTTTTGACTCGGCCTAGCTTCGAACCAATTCGAAATTTCGGATTTCGAATTGGCACGACTTTTGCTTTCGCGTGGCCCCCGGCTAGGCGCGGGTGAAAAAAAGCGGCACCTCTTTCTAGGGGTGCCGCCTGCTATCGGGGGGGCTGCTTATATAGCTTCGTCGATTTTCTGCGTATGCAGCATTCTTTCTGCACCTGCTCACCGCACAGTATGGATGGTAAAAGCACGCAGTAAGCAGTAGTAAAAACCCCTAAAAACGCCTGTTTTGCTTGATTTTCGTCAAAAGATACGCGCTTATCCGTGACGCTATACGCTTTTATGCATAGACTTCTGCATATCACAAAAGCAAACAGCGCACTTTAGGCGCTAAGTGGAAGACCAAAATGGAAAAATTCTTAAGGATTGTCACGGCGTCCCAAAACGGAAAAACCGGAAGGCTCTTTCAGACATACTCGAGCCGCGCGACTTGCCCTGCGCACTGCGCTTTTAAAGGCAAAGGCGGGTGCTATGGCGAGTCGATGCGCACGAAAGCCGTATGGGATAAGTGTGACGGTGAAGGAGCGCAGACACTGAAAGACTTGGCTGACAAGCTCTTTTTGAGCCGCTTGACCACGGCCAAGCCGGGCGCGGTAGTCCGCCACAATGTGGCCGGGGATATGGCGCGCGCCGGGACGGACGATTTGGACGAGGGCCTGGTGACGGCTTTGGCCGCCGTCTTTAAAGCCGCCAAAGTACGCGCTTTCACTTACACGCACTGCGAGAAAAGTGAAAGGAACTTCACAATCGCGAAAGAGGCCGCGGCCGCGGGCTTCGTCATCAATTTCTCTTGCGAAACCGCGGGGCAGTGTGACGCAGTCTTAGATGCCGGACTGCCCGCCGTACTCGCCTTCCCCGCGGGCGAAGAGCCGCCGAAAAAGACGCCCGCGGAGCGCAAGGTCGTCCGATGCCTCGCGCAAGATCCGCGCTTCTCGGGCATCACCTGCGAGGCCTGCACGCTCTGCGCAAAGGGCGGCGCGCGGCGGCCTGTAGTCGCTTTCGAAGCGCACGGCTTTAGAAAAGCCGCGGCGCCGGACGCGCTCAAGATTTTAAAAAAGTACATCGATGGTGAGGAGGCTTAAAAATGTATCTTATCAAGATCACGTATTTCGACGGCTTTTCTGAGTTTTGCGGGCGCTGCTATGCGTCTTCAGTCCAGGCGCAGCGCGCAGCGGCCGAGCTTTATAAGCGCCCCAAGACGCAAAGTGTCGAAATTCTTGTCGTCGAAAGCCAAAGGACCATGCGGAAGCTGACAAAAGCCGCACTTTGAAAA